GACAATCTGTTGCAGAATGCCTAATTAACGCCGCAGTGTACGGCACAGGCATTGCCGAAGTTGTTTTAGACGAAGTAAAAGAAATGGCACCGGCTACTCAGCCCGTCATGGACGGACAGTTGACAGCCGTAGGCGTTAACATTACTGACCGTACAGTTGTCAAGATGCGTCCTGTACTGCCTCAGAATTTCCTGATTGAACCTGTAGCAACTTCTGTAGAAGAAGCTGTAGGTGTTGCTATTGACGAGTTTGTCTCTAAGTACCACGTAGAAGACCTACAAGAAAAAGGCGTGTACGCACGTATTGATGTAGGTACTGCTTATCCAGACGACTCACTAGAACCAACAGACGACGACTTGTTGGTGTACACAGATCAAAAGGTACGTTTGACTAAATACTACGGCAAAGTACCTAGAGAGCTACTAGAAAAAGAAGTAGATGCGGACTTACCCGACACAGAGTACGTAGAAGCCATTGTAGTCCTTGGTAACGGCCAGTTGCTCAAGGCTGAGGCTAACCCCTACATGATGCAAGATCGTCCCGTAGTGGCCTTCCCATGGGACGTGGTGCCCGGTCGCTTCTGGGGCCGTGGTGTGTGCGAGAAAGGCTACAACAGTCAGAAAGCACTAGACACTGAGTTACGCGCACGTATCGACGCATTGTCCCTCACTATCCACCCAATGCTTGCCATTGATGCGACTAGGCTCCCACGAGGTGCAAAGCCTGAAGTACGTCCGGGTAAGATGATTCTTACTAACGGAGATCCTCGTGAAGTTCTGCAACCGTTTAATTTTGGCAATGTTAACCAGATTACTTTTGCTCAAGCCGGAGCAAGGCTACTGCCGCTGGTATTAGTATGTCTCTTGGCGCTATTATTAAACGCCATAAGCGAACACTGATCAACTTCCAGCAGTCTTTCCTGATGCCTTTTGTCAAGAAGGCGGCTTATCGCTATATGCAGTTTGATCCAGAGCACTACCCTGTTTCTGACTACAAGTTCAACGCTAGCTCTACTCTTGGCATCATTGCCCGGGAATATGAGGTTACTCAGCTTACACAGTTGCTACAAACCATGAAGCCAGAGTCTCCGTTGTATTCTGCTCTAATTGAGTCTATCGTAGAAAACATGAACTTGTCAAACCGTGAGGAGCTTCTAGCAACACTCAAAAAAGCGGCTCAGCCTAACCCACAGCAACAGCAGATGGCTATGCAACAGCAACAGGCACAGCTTGAGTTCCAGCAGTCACAAACTGCGGCTATCCAAGCACAAGCCCAAGAGTTTACCGCTAGAGCGAATAAGCTTACAGCAGAGGCTCAGGCCGTGCCTCAGGAACTTGAGATTGACAAGATTAATGCAATTACCCGTAATCTTAAGGAAGGCGACCAAGACGATAAAGAATTTGATCGTCGCATGAGAGTAGCAGAGGCTATGCTCAAGGAGCGAGAAGTAATAACAAAAGAAAGGGGTCAAGCAACGTCAGAAGCGACAGCAGAACAAACTAACCAAGCTGAACAGTTACTGATGTCTCGACTCACGCAACAGAAATACAAGCAGTAGAGCGAGTACGTGGCGAAAAAGGTGACCAAGGCGAACAGGGCATACAAGGCCCGAAAGGTGAGCAGGGTGACCGTGGTGAACAAGGAAGCACTGGTCCGGAAGGTAAATCCGGGCGTGACGGTGTTGATGGCAAAGACGGCCAAGACGGACAGGACGGCGTATCGGTAGTAGACGCTGAAATAGCTGTTGACAACCATCTTGTACTAAAACTCAGTGACGGCTCTGAGCTTGACGCAGGAAGTCTAGAAAGCTTGACTGCGGTAGGACAGGAGATTTACGCTTCTGTTTCCAAGGGAGGAATAACCAGTGCTGATCAAACTTATACGTGGATAGACTACGCCTCTGGGTTTACATCTACGCCCACGTTTGTTGAGACTATTGCTAGTGGGGACGTGTACTCCTACATGTACGGAAGTACGACACTCTACCGTCTTGTCGGTACTAGCGAAGACTCGTTTTATGAATCTTTCTCAAGCCCTACCCTTAGTGGCCTTGTAATCTCTAGGGGTTTATCAATTTAAGGAGGCCACATGGCTTTTGTTGCAGGAGATTGGACTATCACACGATCTACAGGTGATATCCGATATATTGGTGATGACCACGCGGGAGCTTCTCCAAGCTACGCAACGGTCATCGAACTTCACCGGGCATTGCAGGACTTCGCGGACGACGCAAGTTCGGCAGGTGACGATCAGTTAGACATTACCGATGATAACCCATCGGAGCGTTCTACTGACAACATTATCACGTTACTGGGTAGCTACAACATCGACGACACAGCGGCAGAGCACTTGTACGACGGATCTATCATCCAAGGTACAGGCGCTACTCGTGTTATCTATGACGGTATCGTAAACTTCGGTAACGTAGAAGCTATCCAAATCATCCAGAACGGCGCTGTCCTCACGGACGACTGGTGGAACGTAACTGGTGGCGGTCTAAACGCAGACGCTGACGCAGGTATTTCACACCGGTTTATGATCAAGACCGTACTAAACAACGCTGACATTGACGGTCGTCGTTTGATCGGCACTAGCCGTAAGTACGGGAATACGTACACAGAGTTCTCTATTAACGGAACTTCGCGAGGTAACAACGTACTAGCCCTAGCAGACGCGAGTGATTTGAACAACGCTACTGCGTCAGGTACAGTAGCTGGCTACACAACAATCGCTAAGACAGAAGGCTACACGACTACAGAGGACATTGATCCTACAGTTGCAACAGAAGAATACTATGTTGTATGGGACAAAGGTTCTCAATCAATTAATGATCTATACGAGTACACCAAGTACGTTACTCGTGACGGTACAGCAGAAACTCTGTTTGGTCTAAGCGGCGAGCTATTCCGTGGTGTTACACATCAGGTCGCTTACTCAAGCTTGGCTGGCGGCACATTTACTGAAGGCTCTTCCGTAACAATTAATACGTCTACAGCACAGATTCTTGCTGACGACGGTGTTGATACTATGTGGGTACAGTTGCTGACTGGTCCAGCACCAACTTCATCTGACTCAATCAGCCAAGGCGGTGTAACTGCTACTGCTGGCACTGTAACTGAGCGTACCGTTCCTAACGTCATCCTTGGTCAGTCTACAGGCTCTGCGATCATTGGTGCGTACGGTGTGGCTGTAGAAGCGGCAGACGTTACTGCAAGCGATCAGTTCTTCGATCTAGCTAACCAAACAATTAATCCACCAAACAACGTCACATTCTCTGTTACAGGCTTGATCTCAGGGGAAGACCGTGTATTGGTAGGCCCATCGTCTACAGGTACAGAGCTAGACCTAGCACAGCTTTTGTCTGCAACAGCGGTTACAGCAGGTGCAGTACCTAGCACATTCTCAGTTTCTACGTCTATCCCAAGCGATACTCCAGCATCAGGAACTATCCGGGTAGAAGACGACTCAGGTTTCTACGTGTTAGTTAGCTACACTGGATTCTCTGGCTCTAACTTCACAGGATGTACCGGTACGTTTGCTAACAACGCGGCATCAGGTAACAATGTATTTATCTCGTACATTGACGAATTAGCTACCAGCACTCAGGCTACGTTTACTTCTGTATACAACGCTGACCGTAACTTGGTAGTTAAAGTACGCGACGGTGGCTCAAGCCCGATTAAGGAGTTTATCACCGAAGCAACGCTTGGAAGCAACGGCGGTTCTGTTGCGGCGATTCGTACCTCAGACGCGTAAGGTAAAACATGGCGACTCCCACTCTTTCCAATGTGCCGACTACGATTAGCGATGCTGAAAGCGTTACTAACTGGTCGGCGGTTTCCGTAGTTCTTGACCCTGACATTAAGCGCGAGGGCAATAACGCTGTAACTGACGGTCTACGAAATAACGGGCAGGAGTTTGTTTATACGGGAGCGCCATTTCCTACTGCGCTTACTAACGAGACCATACGTCTCTGGGCTACTACGACACTGACGCCATATATGCAGACCTTTGCTAACGAAGGTTTTTCTATGGCTATCGGCACAGGTAATAACGCTACCGCATACTTTACGTTTGCCGGTGTAGATACCTATGTAGGTGGCTGGTTAAATATGGCGGTCACAGTGTCTACAAGTGTTACGCCTACGTCTGGTTCGTGGGACGTACTGTCAAACGTGCGTGAGGCAGGTGTACGTTTCCAGCGTACCTCAGCGCCGCGTAACATTGATAACACGTGGCTTGACTATTTGCGGTATGGTAACGGATATACAGCGGAAGGCGGCACGAGCGGTGACCCTATCACACCAAACGAGATAGCGACAGTAGACTTCAGTAACGGTTACGGCATATTCGAAAACATTGATGGCGTTATATTTGGCGCTGGCACGTTGGATATTGGCAATGCCACAGCTACTGACTTCGACTCTGTCGGCGATCTTATTGTATTTCTAGAAAACGACTACGTTCGCTCTGGTTTGTATTCAATAACTGCGTCAGGTGCTTCTACTAACGTACTGTTTGATGGCTCTGTTATTAAGTCAGCAGGATCAGTAGCTAACAACCGGTTCGACTTTTCAATGAACAGTGGCACGACCGTAGAGGTCACTGGCTGTCTGTTTGACTTTGGTAACAGCATTACGTTCAACAGCGGACATACTGTTACCAACAACACGTTTAACAATGTTGCCCTAATTAATCATAATAACGCTACGTTTACAGGTAACACAATTACTAACTCGTCTGGAACTAGATCCGTACTTACGACTACGGCTCAGATGGCAAACCTTACAGGTAACACCTTTGAGTCAGACGGTTCTGGTCATGCACTAGAAATTAGCGGTACAAACAACTTTACGTTCGACAACGTGCTTAGTGGTTCTGCCTATACAGGATCTACAGGTAGTCCAGTTAGCACTACGTCAACAGGTAACGAAGCAATACACATAAGAGCAACTGCGGGGACAATTACGATCAACGTAGCGGACGGTGCGTCTATACCGTCTATTCGTAGTGACGGTGCTACAGTAAACGTAGTAGCAGGACAGCGGACATTTACAGTAGATGTGTCAGACATTAACACAGGCTCCCCGGTACAAGGCGCTAGAGTTTATGTTACTGCGGCGGCTGGTGGTGGCCTTACAGAAGGCACAGTGATTATTGACAAAGCTTTGACTGACGTAAACGGCGAAGTTAGTGACACTCGTAGTTATAGCTCTAACCAGCCGTACACAGGTGTTGTGCGTAGGGCGACAAGCGGTACTTTGTACAAGGCTACGTCTATCAGCGGGACTATAAGTAGCGCGGCAGACACCACAGTTAACGTGAGCCTTATTCCGGATGAATAATGGCGTAACGGAAAGAAACATAAACACTTTGTCTGAGGCGTTAAAACAACTACGGTCTGAACAAAGCGAAACTAAAAAAGAATTTGATAAACTAAAATCAGACAATCTACAACTTAGATCTGAATTAGGAAGAGTCGAACAGCGAGTCAATCAGATGATGGTTCGTCTTTATTCTGGAGGGGCTACAAGTGGCAATAACAATTGATTGGCCTACGGGCGTTATCAACGTCCCTAAAGCGGACATGGTGTTAATACAGTCAACGCCTACAGAAATTAGACAGCTAAACCTAGATACATTTAGGCTGACACTCAAAGACCTTGAGGACAGCGAAGAGGGTATGCCTTGGCCTAAAACCCACAACCACAACACTAGCCTTAACGTAGGCGGTGTTGTTTTGGCGCGTAGTGTAGAAATTATTAACGGCTACACAGTGACTTTTGAAGACGGCCAGTACGCAGTAAACCTTGTTGGCGCTAATAGTAACGTAGGTGACCGGGTAAACGTAAACCAAGTGTCGGTACGTACTGCCAACTCTGCTGGTCTACAGGACTTAAGTACCATTTTGTCTGCGGCTTACGGCGGCGAAGTATTTGTTGACCAAACAAACGGACAAGCAGGTACGGACGTTCCTGTCGGTACACGAGGGACTCCAGTAAACAACCTAACAGATGCTTTGACAATTGCGGCTAAAGAAGGCGCTAGTACTCTTAGGTTTGCTCGTAACATTACACTAGCTAACGTAACTATACCACAAGGATTTGTACTAACATCAGATAGTCCTGCGCTTGTAAAAGTAACGGTAGATCCATCAGCCACTGTTGAAGGATGTGAGTTTATTAACTTAACATTTGAAGGTACTGCTGATGGCAACAATATTATTAGAGACTGCTTACTATTAAACGTAGACTACGTGTCTGGATTTATTTTCCAATGTTCATTACAAGAAACTATTACTATTGTTCCCGGCGCTCTTTGTGCGCTACTAAGTTGCTTTAGCAATACTCTAGCTGGACAACCTAATCCTATTATTGATTTTAACGGTAGCGGTAAAGTTATTCTACGGGACTACCAAGGCGCTATTGAGTTAATCAACCATACAGACGACTCAGGGGATGGAGACCTTTGCTTAGACTTTTCTTCTGGTGTCTGTATTGTACGACCAAGCGTCACTGCTGGCTTTATTCCTGTACGTGGTGTTTGTCGTGTAGTAGACCAAAGTACAGGAACAGCTAACGTAGTAGACGAAACGGTTAATTACCTTGTTAACAAGAATGCCGCTGACCTTGACATTATTAACGCGGGTGTTCAGAAGGCTTCCTTGTTAATACCACACACAGCAAATCTACCTACATAAGGATAATAGATGTTAGTTAACGAACAAAAACTAGGCGAAGTAGTAGGCCAAATTAATAAAATTTTGTCTAACATGGACAAACGAATTAAGGAACTAGAAAATGCCAAGGAAGAAAGGACCAGCCAAAGGCAAAGCACGAGTAAAAGTAACAGCGTCAGGAAAAAAAGTTAGTTACGGCCAAGCCGGTAAAGCTAAAGGCGGTGGCCCTCGTGTAAAGCCCGGTACGTCCAAGGGTGACTCTTACTGCGCTCGTTCCCTAGGCATCAAGAAGCGTCTGCCTAAGTCTAAGCAGAACGACCCTAATACGCCTAATAACTTATCAAGAAAGCGCTGGAAGTGTTCTGGCGCTAAATCAAAAAGGAGCTAAGTATGCCCTGCGGAAAAGGAACCTACGGCAACAAACGAGGACGACCACCGAAGAAAAAAGGGAAGAAACGTGCCAAGTAAGAAAGGACTATACGCTAACATCCACGCGAAGCGCAAAAGGATCAAGGCGGGGTCTAAAGAAAAGATGCGTAAGCCCGGCTCTAAAGGTGCGCCGAAAGCTAGCGATTTTAAAAAGGCGAAGAAAACCGCAAAGAAAAATAAGTAAGCCGTGAGGCTATAGCACGTCGTGATGACGTTAGGAGAACACAATGCGAAATATATTAGTAGCGGTATGTCTGCTATGCTTACAAGCGTCGGCAGATACTAAGATTCTCATAGAAAAAGCAAGTCGGCAATACATTGTTATACCTGACTGCTACATACCACCAGACGCTGAAGTCACTATAAAAAGGCTTAGGAGAGGCGCTTCAGTGTACCTAAATGACGGACAGAAGCGCGTACGTTGTGAAATAGAAGACTTTTATCAACTAAAGTCTTGACTTTTGTCAAAAAATGTGGTATAATAAATACATAAGGAACAACCTAAGAGGAAACTATGGCTCCTGAACTAGAAAAGTACTACAATAATTATTTTTCTTTATTTCGTAACAAAGGCTGGAAACAGCTAATGGAAGAACTAGAGAATACCGCAAAACAGACCAACGATTTGCAATTGGTCAAAGACAATGAAGACCTTTGTGTCCGCAGGGGACAATTAGCTGTAATTGCTAATCTCCTCAACCTAGAAACTACTGTACGTGCATCTCACGATCAGGTAGTAGCGGAGGGAGAAGGTGATCAAAGTATTTGATTTTAAGTGTACTAACGGTCACGTATTTGAATCCTTCGTAGA